GCTGCATAGTTGCCATTTTTCAATGCCAATATGTGTGCACACTTGTGCTCTTGCGGAATTTCAGAATGTTCCGTGTTTAATATATTAGTCTCTGGATGAGCCCAGTCAACAGTAAAAAGATATTCTCCGTGATAAAATTTTTTATCTTTTCCTCTAAACTTACCATTTATACCAGCCAACCAATCAAAACAATGCACGCTAGGATAATAGCTAAAACAATTCCACAATTGTAACTCATCCACTCGCATATCTGGCACTTGATGTCGTTCGAATTCTTTTTGAAAAAACGCACTAATAGGTAGTCTGTAAAAAACCGCACCGTTCGTAAGCATAATGTGAAACAATAATGCACGCCCTGAAATAGAAGCCATACCAAAGATAACACAGTCAAGAGACTTTCCTTTATGTTCTTTAAGGTCATAAAGATATTCTCTTCTTACTTTGCAATAAATAGGTGGTATGTTTGCATTTAAATAAGCCATAATTCCTCATTTTATTTCACCCCAATTTGGACCAGACTCATAATCCACCTTGTTAGGAACCTCCAAGTTTACTGCGTGTTCCATGATTTCTTTTATCTTATCAGCTTGTTGATCTGATTCAACCGAAAAATCTAATTCATCGTGCACCTGTATGTGTGCTAAAATTTTTTCTTTGTGAAGTTCTACCATTGCTTTCTTTGTCATATCTGCTGCACTACCTTGAATTAATTTATTCAAAGCTTTGTATGTAAATGCTCTACGTGCTGAATTATTATGCCAATAGTTTTTCTTACCTGTGTCTTCACCATTTTCATCTAAGAGTGTTGGCCCCATTTGTTGAAGCTCCAACATTCTTTCGTGATCTTCTGCAGGTACATACTTACCCCAGTCATCACCTCTAAGTACAGGTTCGTATTTTGGAAATCGACAACGTCTGGCTAATAAAGTTTTTACTTCACCTTTATTCTCTGCAGCTTTCATTGTTTTATTCATTAATTGTTTTACAAATGGAACTCTGTTGTGATATTTTTGAAATAATTCTTCAGCCTTATCTTTTGATACACCGAGTTCAGCTTGTAGTTTTGCTTTACCCATACCATAAAACAATCCAAGATTAATTGTTTTTGCTTCTGATCTTGGTATCTCTGCCATCTCTGCAACTATTTTGTGAAAGTCTGTTGATGGATCTGTATCGTAAGAATCTGCAATTGTATTTACAGATGGTAATTCAAATCTTAATGCATAGTGTGCAACAAGTCTTGGTTCCTGTTGCGAGTAGTCAAAGCATCCCCATTTACAATTATCTTCTGGTATGAATAATGATCGAATCATAGGACCTGTTACTGGATCCCTAGCAGGTATCTGTTGTAGGTTTGGATTAGCATAACTAAATCTTCCTGTAACAGTACCACCTTCATCAGATCTTATTTGATTTATATCCGCATGTATTCTATCACAATGTTCATGATCAATAATGGTATCTATAAAAGTTGTTCTTACCTTGTTAATTTTTCTAGCTTCTGCTATCATCTTAACTACAGGATGTTTATGATTTGTAATAAAATTTTTAGTGAAAGAAGGTGACTTTGTTTTCGCAGTTAATTCGTAAGATAAATTTAGGTTATCAAAAACTTTGGCAATGCTTGCTGCAGCCCACAGTTGAACTTCTTGGTTACTTTCTTTTTTTATTGAGTGGATTAACATTTCTTCTTGGAGCGCTAACTCTTGCTTCAATTTATGAGCTCTTTCAACGTCCACTCTCACCCCAAGAAATCGCATATCGACCAGACAAGGAAACAAATCTGTCTCAAGATTAAAAACTTCTTGTAAGTTTTGTTCTTTAATTATTTTTTTATACAGCTGCCAAAGTTCTAAAGTTAGTTCAGCATCTTTTTCTGCATACGCTCCTACTTCCATCGCAGGTAATCTCCACATGTCAGCTTTTGGATCGAGTCCTCTCGACTTTGCAGCTTCAATTAATCTTGTTTCGTTTTTACCTTTCTTTAAAAATGCCCAAGACAAAGTATTCAGCGTGTATGAATATCTGTTTTCATCAATTAGACTAGCCGCAATCATTGTGTCTAACACTAAACCATTGATATTTATACCTAATTTACGTATCCAACATACGTCGTACATAGCATTATGAAAAATTTTTGCAGCGGGTAATTGACATACAGAAGTAAACCAATCTAAAACTTGTTTACGATTCATGTTAGGCCCTTCTTCGTGAGCGATTGGATAATATCCTTTCCAATCTTTTACTGCTACAGCAATGCCTACAATCTCACCTACACCAATGATGGCCCCTGATCCCAGTTTCTTTAAGTTTGGATCTCTTGTCTCTAAGTCAATTGCAATCTCATCGTACTTAGATAAGTCTGGAAATTCTTTTGGCGCTAACCACTCTGTTTGTGGTAATATCATTTATAATCCCTTTCAATTATCATTTCTATAAAATGAATTGCTTTTAATAAATCTTGTTTCTTTCCTTTATCTCTATGTCTAATGATGTATTTTATAGCACATCCTTCTGGATATAACAACTCATTCTCAACAACAAACTTGCTAGGTTGAATTTTATATTTTTGATAGTGACTCCCCCCATGCTGCTTATCCCATACTTTACTCATAGTTTATATCCTCTCCTCTCTATTTTTGCTTTTAGTTTATATAAATTATTTTTTGCTCTGGTAACTCCAACGTACCAAACTCTATGTTCTTCATCTTCTTTGTCTTGACTTTTCTTTATGGCTTTTAATATTTTATCTCCGAGGTCTAAAGATAATACAACATTATCTTGTTCACCTCCCTTGATAGCGTGTATAGTAGATGTCCAAATTCTTGCAGGTTCATCTAAATTTTCTCCTGCTTCAATTAAATTTAATAAATAATCTTTATCTTCTTGTTCTACATTTTGAAAAGCTTGATACCAATCTTTTTTTAAATCTAATTCTTCTGTGCCTGTATATTCTTTTATATCTTTTAAATCTTTTTCTTCTAACTTAATATCTTTTTGTAATAACTCGTAGTTCTTAATAGCTTTGTATGCCCGAACCCTGACGCTTTTACCTCTATTACTTTCAAAATATAAATTTTTCTTTTTTAATTGTTCTTCAATTTTTAAAAGTTTAGATACAGTTCTTGTTAGTATTAACCATTTACCCACAGATAAATCTATTTGATCTAGGTTTGCAATCTCTTCACAATTACCATCAAAGTTTCTTGGATAATATTTTTTTATTTTTCTATTACCCATAATGTTTTCAATACACATTTGTGATTGTTCTTGTATGGCTTTTGATATTCTTCTAGACTTATGTAATACTTTTTCTTTTGCAGGTTCATTAATAAATCTATTTACATCGGCTCCAGCCCAGGCAAAGATAGCCTGGTCATCGTCTCCTGCAAGATAAATATCTTTACTTTTTTCTTTTAACTTATCATATATCTTCCATTGTAATGGCGATAGATCCTGTGCTTCATCTATAAATACCACATCAAATTCTGGAATTTTTGTGTCTTCTTTTAAAAGCATTTCAATCATATCATTAAAATCAATTAGCTTTTTCTTTTGTTTGTAAACAACATAGTTATCAGAAATATGTTTTAACATATTCCAATCAACTTCTTTTGAGTTGTGTTCACCACGATCAAACTCTTCTCGTATGTCTACACATCTATTGATTGCTCTGTGTATTAATTGAAAATACGGATTATCACAGGTTAAAAAATGAGATTCTTCTTTGTTGTATCTGTCATAGTATTTTACTTTTACATTTAATTTTTTACCAAAACTTTCATAGTGATATGGCTGCATCACATCTTCTTCTTTTAATTTTAAAATATTAAATGCAAACGAATGAAGCGTTTGAAAGTAAAGTAATTTCTTATCTTCTGCTGGCATTCTTTTCTTTGCTTCTCCTGCAGCTTTCTTTGTAAATGCAAAGTATCCAATCTTATGTAGTGGTGTACCAACTCTTGCGTAAGCTCTTGCTCTAGATATTAATCTATATGTTTTACCTGTACCTGGCGGTCCGTATATTTTATATATCATTTCTGTTTTTATAATCTTTTTTGAAATGACACATCCATAACCAATTCCAAAATGAACCAGCAAATTTACCGAATCTATTATTCCAAGATTTATTTTCGTAATTATCAATACATTCAATTTCGTGTTGAACCTGTAATTCTTTTCTCTTTTCTTTTGGAAGAGACATAAATATTCTGTATGCTTTTCTATTATTAATCATTAAACAATATCCTCCTCATCTTCAAAATCTATCATTTCATCTATTTCTTTTCTCTCTTCAAATATATGCAGAGGTATTCTAAGAACTTTTATAGGTGGAAAATATTTATCGTTCTTGTCCTTTCCAGGAAATCTTTTTGGTTTATTAAACAAAGCTTTTTTATCTTTGTCATCACTCTTAAATAATTCTTTTATCATGTAAGAAGTTCTTTGTGGATCTATCTTCCATTCTTTTGTTTTTAAATCAGAATAAAATTCATCATAAACAAACCATGCATAGGTATCATCAATTAAAGGTTTGCCGCTTTCAAATGATTTGTACGTAGTTGCTTTTGGTCCATAAATATATTTTTCCAAATGTTTTTGTAACATATCGGTAGGACTTGTACCCTCTGCAGGTTCTATTGTTTCTACTTTTTCTTTATCAAATAATACTTTCATTATTTCTATAAACTCATTACCTTTTATATTTGGTGGAACTATGAATGCTTGTTCCATCATCAATGCTCTTAATGCTTTTTGACTTTCTAATTTATAAATATCTTTTGCGTGTACCTGAGCTGTTTGTCCGTCGTCTCTTTCTACTGTAAACTTCCATTCTGGTGTAGGTTTGTAATTAATTTTTTGTAGTGCAAACATTCTAGGCCAAACTTGTTTATTATCAGATAAGACTCCATACTTTCTTTTTACACAAACAGACTTTAAACAATTTGGTTTAAGTAATTCTCCATTACATTGATAACCTTTTGTTTCTTTGTCCCAACTTTTTATCTTAGTCTTAACATGATCATCTGTCCATTTTGAGTCAAACTTAAAATAATTTCTAGCTGCTTCAACTATTTTATCTTTCCAGTTATCTTTATATTTCTTTTTAGCAAAGACCATGTAGTTATATAAAAATCTATCTCTATCATCAGTCATTATTTCTTTTGTAAGAACACCTAAGCAAGGTGGACCATCACTAAACTCTTCGCCACTACCTTTTAATTCATCTTCAATAATTTTATCTTGTATTTCTTTTAATTGTTTTCTGCTAACTGCATTAAGTTCTATACATTTTAAAAACATGTCTAATGACATTTCTGTTCCATCAGGAGAGAGAGCTCTTCTGTTGTCTGCATTGTATGGTAGATTTATAAAGTTACCATTTGTTTTACTTTCTCCAGAGGATTGTAAACTAGTTTGTTTTGGAAATACTTCTGTTTGTATGGACAGATTAAATACATAAAGCATCTGTTCTAAAAATTGTCTAATCTCTATTGCTTTTACAAATTCAGTGGTGAACACATATAAATGTAGTCCACCACTTTTGGACAGGACAGGGATGATCGGTAAACTTTTTTCTTGAATTGTTTTTAAATAAAATTCTCTATCGATTGGATACTTATCTACATCTATTGCACCAAATCTTGCAGTGCCTTCATCAGTACAAGGTTGAATTCCAATTGATTTAACTCCTGTTAAATGATCTTCGTAATCTTTATCTGTGATTCTAACTTGTGACCACTCGTGTTTAAATTTTTTCTTGCCTGTTTCTGGATCTATGTAACCTTCATTAATTTTACAGACACCATAGTTACGTGTTAAGCCTGTAAAATACTTTATAAAATCTTGCATTCCCGTCCTTTTTAAGGCGCCTCCAGTCTCCCTTCAGCGCCTTTGCTTGGCCAGCATCCCTTAAGGGGAAACTAGATAATATCTTCTTTTGAAGTTGATGAGACTTGCTCATACTTAGGTTTAGTTGTTCCTTTGAACGACTCCTCCTGAAGTTTTTTTTCAGATTCATAAATAGCAACGTCTTCGTTATTAGATAAATCTAACATTCTAACTTTGCTTGGTTTATAAACATGCCAGCTTTTGTCTCCCCAGTTTTTACCAACTGTTTTTAGATTGAAGATAGCGGAATACGCTGCAGGTCTAAAACTACCTTTATCATCTGTCGCTCTCAAGTTTTGAATTAAATTATTTAATTCTCTACCTGGAGTTAAATTAGACGATCTCATAGTGATGACTGCTTTTCTCATTTCACCATCCATTAGTGCAATCACATAAAAGTACATAGTTTTTTCACAGTAATTACCATTTGATAATCTGTATTTACCATTACGTTCTTCTGTTGCATCCGCAGGTGGTTCCATATGAGTGCCGACTGGTGCTGCTGCACTGTCGCCTCTCTCTTGCCATTCTGGAAATCTAGTTTGTGAATGACAAATAACTACATTTAGTCCTTTGTCACCATCTACTAAAGTACCAAAACTACCAGAATAAATCATGCCAGGCTTAGCACCTTCGACATATTTAGCATTTCTAGTATTACACTCAGGAGAAAGTTGGTGAAGAATTTTTAAAATCGGAGTCGACGTATCGCTCGCTTTAATTTCTTCTGTACCTTTACCTGAATCGGCTCTTAGACTTACTGGTGATCGTGCACCTGCACTATTCTTTTTTACCATATCTGTATTATTAGACATATATATTTACTCCTATATTATTTATTTTTTATTTTTTATTTTTGTTTGATTTCCATCAAACGTCCAAAAAAGATTTTCAGGAACTTCGTTACCTTTGTTCTTCCAATCTTCCATGGTTACTTTCAAGGTCATGGCATGAACTGCTTCCTTTTGAGAAGGTTCATAACCTTGACCTCGTGCAAGGTTTGCATATTCTGCAGCCTTGTTTTCTTCGCCTTGACCAAAGTTAACTGTGATTTCATTTTTCACAATATCACCTAGGCCATTGTCTCGAAGCCATTGTATTGCCTCAGCTTTTTTATCAGCTTTTATTGTGGCACTGTACACTTTTTTAATAGATAGTTCTGAACCATCTTTTAATTTAACTGTACTTAAATTCATCTTATTCATAATTTCAGGAATGGTGAAATTATTTATTTGTTTCTCCTGTTCCTTTAATTGTTTAAGACTTGCCTCTGTATTTGAAATCTGAGCGTTAATAGAATTTAATTTTTCTATCGCTTCAGATAGTTCTGTTGGATCAATTGCATTTAATTGATCGGGTGCATCATCACGTAGACTTAACATATTTTCTCCTTTGTTATAGTAATTAGCTTTCATGCTTCGTAATATAGAAACAATTTATTTTTTGTCAAGATTACTTTTGAAATAAATTTATCTCAATTGGAAAATATGACGATTGTATTCTATCCCACTTTAATAATTTAAAGCGACCATTTGTCACATCACTTGCAACTGCACATACAACTCCAATTAAGGCAGGATCGCCATAAAGTAAAAGATAATCATCAGGTGTAAAATTCTTTAAACTTCTTTTTATTTCAATAATTAAAGGCCCTGGTGAAAACTGCATTTGTTTTAATCTAGGAAACATTGTCTTAATTTCGCCATATTTCATAGCTGCAGTTATATCAAACTTTGGTTTTCCTGTTTCTCTATCTGTAGGTATTTCTTGAACTAAATAAACTTTGGACAATTTTGTCGCATTGTCTACGTAGTATAATTTATCATTATATTTTTCTATTTTCATATTGACTTTATATCTTTCTCTTCCTATATACACCAGTAGAAAGCAAAGTAAAGGTATATATAAATTATGAATTACAAATTTAAAACAAAACCATATAAGCATCAATTAGATGCATTACAAGACTCTTGGGACAAAGAAAACTTTGCCTATTTCATGGAGATGGGTACGGGTAAATCTAAAGTTCTTTTAGATAATGCTGCTGTTCTTTATGATAAAGGTAAAATAAATGGACTATTAATCATTGCACCAAAAGGTGTATATAAAAACTGGTACGATTCAGAGATACCTACACACTTGCCAAATCATATATTTAAAAAAACTGTTCTTTGGAAAACATCTGATAAGTCACAAAAACAAAAAAAGATTTTAAATACTTTGTTTGAAACAGGGACTGAACTTCACATTTTATTAATGAATGTAGAGGCTTTTTCATCTGCTGATGGACCTGCATTTGCATATAAATTTTTATCCGCTCACAATGCTATGATAGCAATTGATGAATCTACTACAATAAAAACACCTACATCTAATAGAACTAAAAATATTTTATCATTAAGAGAACATGCAAAATATAGAAGAATACTTACAGGTTCACCTGTAACTAAATCACCATT